GTAGCCTTATGGGCTAAAAAAACCGCCTGTGACTTATTACCGCGTGAGCTGTTACAACGCTTGCAACAGGCTACTAGGTTGTTAGGGTTGTAAGCTTCAGACTTATCATCACTTTTAGATACTGGCACAATATGGTCAACCGTATCTGCCTCAGCATTACAGTAAAAGCAAGTGTGGTTATCTCTAGATAAGACCTGCAACCTAACCGCCTTGTACTTACGCTGAGAGCGTGGGTCACCACGTCTAGTAGCCATTAGTAATGACCTACTCTCTTATGTCTATCTAAGGCTTTACAAGTATCACCTTTATAAATCCTATGATGAGTAATATATTTAAGTCCTAAGTCTATCTGTTTATATGGATTAGTCTCAGTCATTTTAAGCAGCTGTGGAATACCAAACGCACTACTCTTAGGATTCTTAGCTTTAGGGTTCCAATTACTTTCTAAACGCCATAGCGTTACTAGGCACCTATAGGCCTTATCATCTAATAGTTTCATATGAGCATAAAGCTTATAGCTCTCTACGTTTGGATTGTAAGCCTTTGCTGGCGTAATCCCAATTACACATAGCACGGCCAAAAGCACCAAACTACGCCTGCGAGCTATCCGCCTCAGCGGCTCGCCAGCGAGTTGTGATGCTAACGTACGTGTCAAATAAGCTGCAACTTTGAGCGTGCTGTTGGGCGTGTTTCCACAGTTATTAGTGCCTGTGGATAACTCCTGTGGATAACTATTAAGCATCTTTACCCCATCCAGTACCCTTGAATATGGCACCTACTGGGTCATAGATGCGGCGCATATCAAAGCCACAGCACTTAGGTATATTCACATCGTGTATAGAGCGCTGTACCTCAAACCGTATTGAGCAGCTAATACACTCATACTCATACATCGGCATAGTCAACCAATAGGCAAACGCTCATTTTGCTACATACCTTGCATTGTAAAACCTTTACGTTAGGTGGCAGGTTATCTGTCACTATGCGCTCTATTTGCTCTGTTATCTTTTTACAGCTACGGCACTCAAAGCGTATTGACTCACTCATAGCTGCACCGCCTCTGAGATAGGCAAAAGGGCCACGGTCTTATCAACCTGGCCCCTATCGTCAAACTCTGTTTTTGCCGGCAGCTTCTTTACTGTCCAGGTAACTTTAGTTTTCTTGAGGTTAAAGGCGTAAATGCCTTTAGGTGTGGCATTCACATAAAACGGCGTAAAGCCTAGGCGCTCGGCCTCTTGTGTCAGGGCCTCATATTTCTCACGCTCAAGAATTAGCTCATCATAGTGTTTATGCCTGCATTTAAGCTCTATATGTAGCCTGTAGATAGTGCTAGTGCAGTCGTGGTTATCGTACTGGTCAGCGCTCTTTTCTAGGTCGCTTAGGTACCAGCCTTTAATGTAGTTAAACAGCTCTTGTTCGTTTTCTATCATCTGCAACCCTTGCAAAACCATATAATGTTTTCATAGCTGTTTTTTTGATACCCAAACTTATCTAGCTGTGTAATCATCGCGCATTTATCGCATTGTTCAACCTTGTACTCACCTGCCAGCTCCCCGCCTATAAAGAGCTTGCCTGTCATAGACTGTAAGTTAATTAGCTCATATTGGTCGCTCATACCTGAGGCGCCCATCCTGTAGAAGTCTGCATATACCAAACTGGCTCGCATTGTGTGGCTTTGCTCTTTTCAATACAGCTGTAATTGCCCCATTCTTTACCTGTTTTAGCGCTTGTGCCTGTACGCCATACACGCGCCCCGTGTTTGCACTCAGGCTTGCCTTGTAAATAGATGCCGCCTAGCTCATTTTTGACTGCTTCTATGGTCTGTGCCACAGGTGTAGTAGCCCATAAATCATCACTTACAGGTGCTACGTCTTTAGTGCTAAGCGCCTCTACCTTTTCCATATCCTGTTTAGTACTGCGAGCAATACCGCCAGGTGTTAACAGGCCTAAAACTCTCCCATAAGCGGAAGTCACACAGTTTTCTACCCAAAAATGAAGGTTTACGCCTCTGTCGCTACGCACCTCTAAAGCATAATCAACAGCGCTAGGTAGATGGTCTTCGTATTCTTTATAGGCCTCAGCCTTAACAAGAATATAACCTTTTGTTATATCTATGTCCTCTATGTAGGCAACAAGGCGCAAGGTCGGAAACTCTAAACGCGCTCTAATAATTCTCGCGTTGACATCCTCGTAGCCTTCAAGAAAGTTACTCATCGCTTGGCCTCAGCTTCTTTTAGTGCCTTAGCAATATTACGGCCACGTAGGTAACCTTCACCTAGGCCTACTTTGTAGCCCATTTCATAAGCTGCATAGATAAATAAGCCCATAAACAGGCAAACCATACCTACTACCATTAAATCTAAACTATTCATCTTTCGCCCTTTGTTAAGGCCGATGAGCTACCTATCCGGGTAGCCCTCCCGGCGTGTGTAGTTAAAGTATGAACCTACCCACCGACAAAAGGCAACGCGACACGCCCTACTTAGATAATCTGTCCTCTAACAATAATTCGTAAATCTTGTCCACGCGGATTTCTATACGCTCAACACGGCCTACTAGATTATGTCCGCCGTTGCCGTCAGGCTTTAGCTCGGATAGATAATACTTAACAAGGTGGCGCACAAGCCCAGCCATAAGCCCTGAAAGGGTAGCAATCCCCAACGCTACCGCTATATATGCCTGGGCCTGCGACATCCTACTTAGCCCCTACGCCTAATTGCTTTTCATTAGGTGCAATAGCTTTAAGTACTGGCCCAATTAGCCCAGCTAGAAAAGCATTAGCTAGTACTTTAGGGTCTGAAATCCCGCTGAGGTACAGCGCACCCACGCACGATAGAGCCGCACGTAAATAGGACAAGGCCGCGGCCTTAAATTGCTCTTTCATTTATTAGCTCGATTCTGCCCTTAGTTGATTTGTTTAAGTACGCCCACAGTATTAGTACCTGAGGCCGTAACGCCATAAAGGCCCTCGTGGTCACCTACCAAAAGCTGCATTTTATCGCCATTATCTAGCTTGTAGCCGTTGCTCGTTGTTACTCCACTATCGCCTAAATAAACAATGCCACCGCCTGAGTTATGTAGCCATACGGTTTGGTCAAAGCCTGTTGAGGCTACTAAAAGTGTAACCGTAGTGCCTACGCTTACCTGTGCGCTAGTTGGCATTTTGTAATCCTAACTTAGTAATTAAAGCCGTGACCTTTTCAGGGCTTAGTGCTATCTCAAAGTGCATCTCGTCTTTTCTAGTCCAATCTCCGCCCCAGGTCAGGCCATACTTTTTAGCCAGGGCTCTAATCATCGGTACCTTGCTGGCCTCAAACGTGCCTACCTTGCCTAAAGGGTGTAAAGTGGCGTTCAGGTCTATGGCCGTGCCGCTACTGTGATTACTTAGTTTGCCCGGCACACCTCTTACGTCTCTGTAGCAGTAGCCCCAATCATCTAGCGCCCCACCTTCTAGCGGCTCTATTAGCTCGTTAAAGTCTTTAGCAAAGTTGAGTAGGAGCGGCTCAACCTTTGTAGCGCAACGCAGTTTAAGGCTTGTGCCTTCAACCTTGTAGGACTTAATGCCTATCTCAGCCTGGTCTTTAGATGCACGCCACCCGTTGTAGCTAGTTTGCATCCAAGTCAACCTTAGGCATAATCCATTGGCAGGTTGACTCATCAAAACCCATATTACCCTTAGGTTCAGGTGCTATAAAAGCATCCCTATCTTCATCGTATGTGTAACCCACACCTGCATAATTTTTACGAATAGTGCCATTGTATGAAGTTTTTATCCAAGTGCCGCCAAGACTATTCATAAAGGCTTCGCCTTCATCGGCTTCATTGTTATTGCCTACCAAAACACGAATAACAACATTATTAGAATCTAATTCTGCCCAATGGCTCATACTGGATACCTCACAATTACTAATCCTGAACCGCCGTTAGCATCTGCTCCTGGTGTTGAGCCGTAATCGCTTGAACCACCCGCTCCGCCGCCAGTATTAGCCGTGCCATTAGCCCCGCCATAACCTGTCGTAGCAAATCCACCTGCACCAGCGCCGCCGCCGCCTGAACCACCCGCTCCGCCGTCTCCTGGGCCTGAGCCTGTATCATCGCCTCCGCCGCCGCCGCCTGCGTAATAACGAGTACCTGAAACATTTTGACCTGTTGAGGTAGCCACGCCCCAAGCTGAATAAGCTGATGAACCGACTCCACCTGCACCAGCATTAGTTGCGCCATTTGAGCCAACTGCACCTGCACCACCGCCGCCGCCAGCAGCTAAAGCAATGACAGAATTATTGCCACCATTATTGCCTTGTCCTGATGTGGCAGTACCACCAGTCCTCGCAGTTGTATTTACACCACCCGCACCTGAACCTGAGCCGCCGCTAAAACCACCAGTACCCGTTCCCTTGCCGCCGCCTATTGCAGTAGTTAATGCTCCGAAAACAGAATTACTACCATTCGTTGCACCAGCTCCGCCGCCACCAACAGTCACAGTATATGTAGCTGCCGTAAAAGTTTGACTTGATGCGTTAAATAAACCACCTGCACCACCACCACCTGATAGAAAATTACCAGCCGTACCGCCACCACCTGCAACTATTAAAACCTCAGCATTTACTAAAGTAGAGGCAACCACTAAACTACTGCTACTTGTAAAAGTGTGATACTTAAATCCACCACTGGTGACAGTCGTACCGCCAGTAGCAGACCCTTGTCTTACGCCGCCACTCGATGCAATAATTCCTAGCATTGGTGTCATTATGCAATATCTCCAAAAACTATCCAAGAGTTAGCAGCTAGTTTTTTACACGTTGCACCGGAATTAGCCACACGCAATTTAGGTGTCGCACTTGTTGCACCTGTGCTAATAACCGTAGTAGTACCTGGCGTTACTGCGCCTATTGTAGGCTGACCAGCGCCAGTAATCCAAAATACATTTATTTCTGTACCTACTGCAAAGTTAAAAGTGGCATCTGTAGGTATATTAAATTGCTGTGTAGCAGCATTATTCATTGAGAATATATCGCCCTGGTCACCGTCTGCAAAAGTATAGGAGGCAGTTTTTGCGCTATAGGTTGTAGCTGCCAACGCTACTGTAGGTACTGGCCCTGTCGGGTCTGTGACAGTAATACCTATACCAGCTGTAATACCTGTTACATCGCCAGAGGC